ATCTTTTTCCAATTTGCAACACCAGCCTCTGGAGATATTGAAGGCGTAACTGCTGGAACTGGTATTTCAGGTGGTGGAACATCTGGAACTGTTACTATCACAAACTCTATGGCAACCGCAATAGATGCCAAGGGTGATCTTGTTGTAGGTACTGGAGACGATACCTTCAGTAAACTCACAGTGGGGGCAAACGGCACCACACTCGTAGCGGATAGTGCGGAAGCAACTGGACTTAAATATGTGGCTGGAGTTTCACTAACCCTTAATGCCCAAACTGCTGCCTATACCTTAGTTGCTGGAGATGCTTTTAAATTAGTAACTGTTAGCGATACTGTTTCAAGAACTGTAACAGTTCCACCTTCAGTTTTTACAACTGGTCAAGTAATTAATGTTCAACGCATTGGCACTGGTGCAGTTCCATTTGCTCAAGGTGCTGGCGTAACTATCACCTCAACTGGTGCTACTGCATCTGCTCCAACTTTAAGAGCGCAGTACTCTGCTGCCTCAATTGTCTGCACTGGTTCAAATACTTTTACAATTCTAGGAGATATATCTTAATGACTTTATTAGGAATTGTTGCTAGTCAAAATTATCCAAGAACAGTTTCACCACCAGTTTCGGGCTTTTCATTTTGGTTAGATGCTGATGATGCAACAAGTTTTACTTTTAGTTCAAGTAATGTTGTAAGTGCTTGGGCTGATAAAAGTGGTAATGGAAATAATGCAACACAAGCCACAGTTGCAAATCAACCAACAAAAGAATCCTCTGTTTTAAATGGCAAGCCTGGTGTAAGGTTTAGTGCAAATGCTGATAAATGTTTAGGATTAGGAACTCAAATTGGCGGCACAACTCAAACAACTTTTATGGTTATCAATACGCCAAGCGGTTGGACAAACTCAACTGGCGGTTTTGCAATGATATTTAGTAGCAATGCTTTGGGAGTTCCAGGTAATAGCGGCCTTGTTGGCGGAAGTTGGACAGGTGGTTTCGCAAATGAAAGAATTTTATGGTACACACAAAGTAGTGGCAATCAAAGTATAGGTATTGCTCAAAATGGTTCAAATATAAGTTCAGGCGGTCATATTTTATCTATTGATCACACAGCAACAGGAAGCAGAGATATAAAATTAGATAATGTATCACAATCAGTTACAAGTTCTGGTAATTGGTCTAATTCTCTCTACCCTGGAAATTACGACAGGATTGGTAATTATGATGTTACTGGTGGCGGTTCAGGATTTATTGGTGATATTTGTGAAGTTATTTTGTATCCAAGTCAATTATCATCAGGAGATATAACATTAGTATATGACTATTTAAAAACAAAGTGGGGTACTCCGTAATGTGGGCAAGATTTGAAACGCTTGAAGCGTTTAATATATGGCACGCACAAATTAAAGAGCAATTAGGTATTCCATTACCTGATGGTATTTCAACAGAATATACAAATGCACAATTAACACCTGATGGCAGTTATTCCGCTTGGGTTGAGCCTAAATATTTTGATGGCTTGATTGAAGGGTTACAGCCAATATCAAAAAGATTACAACAAAGCACAATCTTTCAGGATTTACAGGCTCTAGGCCTTCAAGCATAATCCCTCAAAATTATGCTTTACGATTTCCCAGATATAACAAAAAGCATCGATGATGCCGTCGATGCTATTGAGGATTCGGGGCTTATTTAAGGAGAGATGTGCCAATAAGTTCAAGCCAAACAACAGTTACTACTGCCGCAACTTTATTAGTAGCAGGAGATGCTCAGGCTGAGGAAGTTCACTTTCATTCATCATCAGGCATAATTTATTTAGGTGATAGCAATGTAACTTCATCAACTGGATACAGAATGGATAATGGCGACAAAGCAGTTTTTGCTAATCACGAAAACGCAATATATGGCATTACTTCAACAGGTACCGCATTAATGAGTGTGTTGGTAATTACCAAATGACCGCTAACGAATGGGCTTCAATCGCTGTTGCGGTTGGAACCTTAACTGGATTTTTAGTTGCAGGTGTAAGATTTTTAGTTAAGAGTTATCTTTCCGAACTTAAACCCAATGGTGGAAACTCGGTTCGAGATCGCATTGATAGTATAACCTGCCAAGTTGATCGGCTAGAGGCCAGAATAGATGAAATTTACAGATTGTTAGTTAAAAAATAAAAGGGGTGTTATGAGCAAAGTAGTTGAGATAGCCAAAGCACAAATTGGCTATAAAGAGAGTGGCAACAACAATACTATTTTTGGTAAATGGTATGGCGCTAATAATCAACCTTGGTGCGCTACCTTTGTTTCCTGGTGTTTTAATGAGGCTGGTTTAATATCTAATATTGCAGCACAAAGTAAAAAAGGATTTGCCTCTTGCGATGCTGGCCTTAAATGGTTTGCTAAAAAAAACAAAGTAATTCCAATAGGTCAGGCTCAGGCTGGAGATATTGTATTTTTCCAGTTTGATGATGATGCTCAACCTGATCATGTCGGAATCGTAAAATGGAACAATACTGCGCTAAAATACCTGCAAGTTATCGAAGGTAATACCTCAAGTGGTAGTGTAGGAAGCCAATCAAATGGAGATGGTGTGTATCTTAGGAAACGCTCCTACTCCCTGATAATGGGCGTAGTTCGCCCTTAAAGGATAAAAATGGAAAAGTTAATCGCTAAATTAAAAGACCCTAAAACAATTTCTGCTTTTAAATCTTATGCAAGAGCAGTTCTAGCATCAGCGGTAACAATGGGAATTGCACTGGCTGCTGATCTTGCTCCTCAATATGCAATTTTAATTGGTTCAATCGCTGGCCCAGCCGCTAAGTGGGCAGATAAAACAGAGCAAGAATACGGCCTAGGCTCTAAGTAAATAAATGAATCGGGGGAAAATTTTAGATGAAGCCAAGAGGCTTACTCACACCGACAGGCAAGATGATTATGGAACGCCTGCTATTAACTTTAATCGTATCAGCAGGCTTCTATCTGCTTATCTTGATTGCGAGATAACACCAGAGCAAGGCGCTATGATTTGCGCACTAATCAAGGTGGCAAGATCAATGGAAACCTATAAGGCTGATAATTACATTGATGGCGCTGCTTATTTTGCGATAGCGGGGGAGTTAGCAAATGGTAAAGAGTGATCTAGTAGTTTTAATTCCAACTCGCGGGCGGCCAGATAATGCCATTGCCTTAGAGCAGGCTTTTGTAGAAACAAATACAAAGGCTGCAAGATTTTACATAGTAGATTTTAATGATGAAACTCGAAATGAGTATTCCTGGAAACTGCCAGTTGAATCTGTAATTATGATTCATAATGAAACTGGTGGGATGGCTTACCCATTAAATTACATAGCCCGCCAATTTATAGGCGAGTTTGATAACTTTGCATTTATGGGTGATGATCACCGCCCAAGAACTGCTAACTGGGATGAAAAGTTTGTCGAGGAACTTTATACAGGCTCAGATATTGTTTATGGCAACGATCTATTCCAAGGCTCAGCGCTACCAACTGCGGTAGCGATGTCTGCTCAAATAGTTGAGCATCTGCGAGGAATGGTTCCTGATACTCAGCGCCATTTATACTTAGATAACTTTTGGTTAAAACTAGGGCAAGATTTAGGCAAGATTAAATACCTACCTGATGTAATCATTGAGCATTGCCACGCCTTCAATGGCAAGGCGCCAATGGATGATAATTACGCCAGGGTAAATGCTCCTGAAGTTTACTCAGCCGATAAGGTTGCCTTTGATGCTTATATGGCTGGTGCAGAGTATCAAGATTTATTGGCAAAATTAAAATGAAAATAAATGATCTTTTTGATGCAGTAATTGTAGTTAATTTGGATAGACGCCCTGATAGGTTAAAAGGTATAACACATCAATTAAGCAAATTACAAATAACTTGGCATAAATGGCCAGCCATTGATAATTTAAATACAGATATGAGCCCAATATTCTGCAATACAATGAATTGGCTTAATAGGCTTTTTTATTCTCAATATAAAGAATATAAAAGTGTTTTATTTTTAGATGATGATTGTGAGTTTGTGGATAATTTTTATGAAAAACTAGAACAAGTTTGGCCTGAAATTCCTGATGATTGGGATACAGTAAGTTTTGGTGATCATTTAATCAAATCAACTAAAATTACTGATAAAATTTACAAAATAGATGAATCTTATGGCGGCCATGCCACAGCATTGAAAATTAATTGCATTCCTACTATTTTTACTGGATTAACTGGTAAAAATTTTGGGGATATTGAAATGAACTCATTAAGTAATAAATTAAATAGATATGCAATTGAACCTGGATTAATAGGGCAGGGTCGTTATGAATCAGATTTAGTTGGCGGTATTAGGCCTAATATTTACAATTTGTGGCAATAATGAAAATTCTAATTACAGGCGATGAAGGATTTGTAGGTAGAGCCTTTCATAGAGCGCTAGATACAAAGAATAATGAAGTAGTTGGCTTTGATATTAAATCAGGCATTGATGCTCGCAAATTCTTTGCAGCCGATAACACTTACTTTGATGTTGTAATCCACTTAGCCGCCGTTGTCGGTGGCAGAGCCACCATTGAAGGTAATCCTTTGGCAGTTGCCACTGACCTGGCGATTGATTCTGACCTATTCCAATGGGCGCTTAGAACCCGCCCTGGGCGAATAGTTTATTTCTCATCCTCTGCTGCTTATCCAATTATGTTGCAGCGAGCAAGATTTAAAGCAAGATTATCTGAGCAAGATATAAATTTAGAACACATTAGAACTCCTGATCAAACTTATGGTTGGAGTAAATTAACTGGTGAGATGCTGGCGCAGTACGCCAGAGATGAAGGCTTAAAGGTAACAATCCTTCGCCCATTTTCAGGATACGGCGCAGATCAATCTTTAGATTATCCATTCCCATCATTTATTGCTAGGGCTAAGGCGAAAGCATCACCATTTAAAATATGGGGATCAGGTCAGCAAGTAAGAGATTTTGTACATATTGACGATGTAGTTCAAGCAACTTTTGCAGCCATTCTTAATGGCGTTGAAGTTATGAATATCTGCTCTGGTAGGGCAACCTCTTTTATTGATTTAGCAGAAATGATGATGTTATCTGCTGGATATTTAGCACCAATCCAAACTGATATAACTGCGCCAGTTGGCGTTGAGTATCGTGTTGGTAACCCAAGATTTATGAATATGATTTATGAACCAAAGATTTCCTTAGAGCAGGGTATAGCGCAAGCGCTAGCCCAATAAAAAATCCCTACCTCGCCAGCCGTCGGCGGAGGTAGGGATTTTTTTCTTTTTAATTATGCTTTTATTAATTCACCTTTGATGCCTGCAAGTTTTGGGTAATATCCAAAATCAATATCATTTTGAATATGTGTAACAACTTGCCCTGCGGTGTCGTACCACTTATCCATTGCGTGATTAGTGTTGGTAACTTCGCCATCTTTAAGTATTTGATAACTCATATCATCATTTACTTTTATTGCAAATGAACCATCTTTACTGATCCATTCTTTTATTACTCTAGCCATTTGGTGCCTTCCTTTTCTATTGAGGAGTTTCCTCAATTCTATTTAGTTACTTGCCTGCCAAGTATAATGGTGTGCATCCCATTTGTGCGCTTCTACTTCTCTTTGTACGCAAGCCTTAATTGCTCCACCAGTTCTTGATTCCCAACCGCAAGAACATTTAACATCCCAAGCATT